TCATTGTATCCTTTTATTAATTCTGCTTTAGTAGCCCCACCAAATTCTTTAATATTCAATATACTGCTTGAAATAGAACTACCTGAAATATATGTTCTACTAGGGATACCAAACGTCGTTATAAGATGTTCTAAACCAGTTTTAGTACCTTTTGTTTTAAGTAATAAAGGTAAGTTATGATAAATACGTTTATATAATTCCGCTAATAAATCTTTACGAGGTATATTATTTAAGTAACTACCAGTTATCGAAAAATCATTGTTAAAAATATTACTACCCGTATTAGCGCCTATTAAGAATTGATCTAATGCCTCTCCCGCTTGACTATTATATAATTTAATACCTAATGATTGCAATTGGTTATATACTAAATCTTTAGATATACCCGTAGTTAGATTATTATTTGCTAAATTAATATCAGTTATTGCCTTAATATAAATCCAAATATTATCAAAATAATGACCAACCATATTAAGGAAAGTCAAATATTTAGTATTACTACTATCATCTCTTATGAAAGCAGGAACTGTGTATTTTAAATTATCGTAATTAAGCTCATCATAATCTTTAGCTGAGCTTGTTAATGGGTTATACCAACTTAATACTGCTGACGAAGTAGGTGATAATAGACTATATGGTTTAAAAGAACCAGATTTAGGCCACGTGTATGAACTAGATTCAAAATATAAGTATGATTCATACCCATCAAATTGAGATATGATAGTACTTATACTTGATGAATATTGATTAATTTCATTTTGAAGACTAGCAGTAGTTGCTACGTATGGTAAATATTTCTGTATTAACGTATTATAACTTTCAATCTGTTTGACCTTAGTATAAAAATTAGATATACGATGATAAGCAGAACCAAAAAATACAAAATTATTAAAGTTATTATAATCTACATTTATCTGAATACTTTGTGTACTTATTAAGTTCAATATTTGATTATATGATGAACTTTGTAATGCTTGTAAACTAATTAATGCTGTAGAATAATCTGTATACGTCGTTGACACTGTTCCTTGATTAGGAACAGGGATTGCGAAATTAGGTCCTCTTAATACAGATGCAGGAAGTGGAGTGATAAATTTATCTAAATTAATATCAAACACATATGGTGTAGTTTTTTCTTCTACTACCCATAATGTCATTTTATCTTGTATTTCTAGAGGTAGTGGTTCGTATAATTTAAATAATACTTCGTATCCTTCCGGCGCTTTATTTAGCGCCACATTAATAGCTAATACTTGAATATTATTACCAAAATTCAATAAATAATCAATGTAATAAGACGATTTATTTATTTCGTCTATCATTGATATTACTGTACTTTCTATTTCATCGTTTGTAAGAGTAATTGAGCCTAATCTAAGTTCAGTTCTATCTGGCGATATTTCTTTAAGAAATAATGCTCTATCAATGTTATTTGATAATATATTTTGAAAAAGATTATATCTAATATTAAATTCACCTGATGAATAACCCACGTCTTGTAAATCCTGAACAGGATCTATTTCAATTATTGGATATAATGAACCAGTAGTTGATGCTAATGTTGAAGTAATACCTGAGTTTTCCTTTGGAATACTATTATTAGTATTAGGTAAAGTATTTGTTGCTGGTGTTAATCCAGTAAATGCAGGTAATTTATATTTAAGATAATTGTAATTACTATTTAATAGGTTACCAGATATATCATATATATAAAGTTCAATATAATCGTTTTCTCCACCAAAATTTTCATTTATTTTATTGGAAGGAATTAAATTTACATCATCATTAGAATAACGAGAAACCGTTGTAGTGCTAATAATATTGCCTACTATTTTTATATTATCTGCCATTATTTCTTAATTGTTTTGCTTATTTCATCAAGTGCTGTTTGAGTATCTAGAACTTGTTGTCTTAATGTTGTAATTTCTTCTAGTAAAGCTTGAATATCATCTTGATTAACTATAACACCTAAGTATTCAGCTTCTTTTTCTAAAATATACCTATGTGAATCAGTATCTCCTTCTTTTGGAATTTGATAAAATAATTGCTCATATAATTGAAAAAAATCTTCTAACGTAAATGTAGGTGTTTCTTCATCTACATTATTTAATAGTTGATGAAATTGAGTATCTATTACTTTACCAAAAGCAATCTTATCAAATACTTGTTTTTCTATAGGAATTTGTGACATATTATCTTATAACTTTAAAGTAATAATTATCATCTAATATTAATGTTGTATCACCAATAATAGTTTTAATTAATATTTTATAATAACGTTCTGGTTCTAGCCCATTCATATACACATTGAAATAATTACTAGTATTATCTATACTAATTTTAGTATACGTTGTATCATAATCTACGACAATTTCTTCAGTATCCAAATCTTTTATTTGATAATATGAAGAAGTTGGTAAAACTTTATTACTATTATAAAAAGATACTGTTGAAAATACACGAGCGGGATATTTATCTCTTACATTTACTCTAAAACGTTGTTTTGAATCTTGTTGGTATTTACTTTGATTATTAGCTAATGTTGCTACAATTTGAGGTGATGTTACTTCAGTTAATGATATATTAGTATTTACAAAATCATACCATTTTATTTCTAAACATGGTGGATAAATAGTATGTGTATTGCCTGAAAAATATTTTAATTCAATAGCAGACGAAGTTGAAAACTCTATAGATGAGTCATGTTTTAATATAAATCCACTATTTGGTAATATACTACCAGACCAAGCCGTTACTGTATTAGTAACATTTAATACTATATCTTTTGAATTAATATTAGTAAATGATTGAGTAGCAGTGTAGGAAGAACCTGTAAACCATAAACCCCCACCTGAATTACTACCTGTGTATGATCCTGTTGTACCTGCTGGAAATGTAGTAAACCATGTATTTCCACCATATTGATTTTTATACTTCCAACTAACTCCATCTGTAGTAATAGGTACATTAGATAATCGACCCGTTCCTATATTCCATGATCCCGATAGTGGATAACAGTATATAGTATAATTTTGTGGAAGTTGATATGCTGTAGCTAATGATAGGCGTAATGATGCGCTATAAGAAGATCCAGATACTTTATTTATAATAGTATCGAGTATTTCAGATTGTGGGAATTGAATAATAGGACGAGCTACTTCATGAGTACCATCTATATTATTATATGTACTAAGATCCAGTATTTCATCAATACCAGCATTAAGTGTTGGATAATATGAATAAAGCGTTGCGCTTTTTTCTGGGAATATTTTATATACAGCCATGTTTTAATTGATTACTATATATAAATATTATATATTTTAAATGTTTATACGAATACTACTCTACCCTGTATGTCAGTATTAGGATATCTTAATTCAAATATACTTGGATCTAATGATGGATATATATTACGATTACGAGTAGCTCCAGCTATATCATATCCATATTGAGAATATGTAGTTCCTGTTGAATCAAATTTATTTGTAAATTCTAATTTTATTATGGATTGTACACCACTTACTTGTAATAATTGAGATTGAACGTCAGATATTACTATAGGTTGATTTACATTCCATTTTTCTATATTAAAATGATCTTGTAAAGCAGATATACAATTCATTATTACTGTGTTATTATTAAAACCACTTTTAACAGTTATATCAAAATTAATACCTATATTAATATAGAATGCATCTTTAATGTTTATGGCATCAGTAACCATTCTAAATTGATCAATATATGTTATTAAATTATTTTTTAATGTTGTTGATGCTGTATTAAGTTTTTTAGATGAATCATAACTTAATATATACATGTCTAATGATAATGGATTACGTTCTTCAATAGTAGCAACTGTTGATGTTTGTAATTCTTCACGAGCAACATCTTGAGTAACATATACTTTAGCTATACTACCATATAATGAAGGAAGTGATAAAGCACGTACCATATAATCTTCTCTAGTTACAGCACGTAATTGTGATTGATATGCATTTAAAGCATTATTACGAATTTCTTCAACTTGATCCCCATTTCTACCTCCAACTGCTGGCGTAGAATTAGTTACAGCTACTGTAGTTCTAATATATACTGCTATTGGGTCACTTAATGGTGCTACTACATTAGGAAATGCTACTTGAGTTTGATCTATAGTATTGATTGTATTAGCGTTAGTATTTGCAGTTAATCCTCCTCCTACTAAATAGCGTACAACAATATTACTACTAGGTGCTAAACCATATTCTTGTGTATAAAATACAGATGTTTTATTAAAGTTATTATATAAACTTGATATACCTGGTACTAATCCTAATTGAATATTATCTGGTGTAGGTAATATAACCTGATCAGTTTTATTTGTTGATATGCCTGCTCCAAATTCTAATTGTAATGTTCCATCAGATAAAAAACGAGATACATAACGACGCGGTACACGTTTTAATTGTAGTAAATACGGTACACCGTCTGTTCCAAATGATGGATTTGCTATTTTATCAAATATAGTAGCTTGAGCTAAATATGGTACTTCATACCAACTATTACCTTGACTATCAGTAGCGTCTAATATTTGTAATATATTAGTATCCGATATATTAGATATAGAGAATTTCTGTGGTGTACTAAAGTTAATCGTTGTTGATTTTATCTCGGCCGATATTACTTTAACTTGTTTTTTTAATAAGAAATAATTTTGATTTGAATATAATGTTACTTCTGTATTAGCTGGGTCATTAAAGTCTACTTTCTCTACTGTTAAAAATTTAGTTCCAAATCCATCAGCTGTTAATACTGTATTTTCAGGAATTATAGTAGCATATGTATAATTTATACTTGAAACACCTGCTATATTCGTAGCGGGTATTAATTGAAATATGTCTACTGTAGTAATAGATGCGTATGATGTTTTAGGTCTATATCCCAACATATATGATAAGGCATATAGGTTTTCTTTTTCCTTAGCGTATAATAAGAAATTTTCTTGTACTTGAGTATCTAAATAAAATGACATAACATCACCAACATAAGATGCCATTTCAATAAACATACCACCAGGAGATGCATCTGAAAAGTCATTATATGTTGTTGGAAAATAAGTTTTAGCGTAATTTATAAGACTAGCTTTAAAATCACCAAACGTTTTATTTAAATATGATATACTATTATCTGCCATTTTATATGAATTGTACTGTAATTTGATCTGCTTGTCCTGATATATTTACTCGATATTGCATTGATACAGATATTGTATTATGATCTTCATCTTTTGTTATATCTATACTAACTACTGTTACTTCAGGAACAAATATAGCCACGTTAGTATTAATTAATGAACGTATTTTATCTAATGTATCTTCAACTATTCCATCGAATAATACTGTTCGTAAGTCACAACCAAATTCAGGATTCATTACTCGCTCACCTTTATTGGTAAGTAATAAATTAACTAAATTAGACTTAATTTGCTCTGTAGTACTATATGTACTATTAAACGCCGCAGGTCCATCAAAAGGTAAAGATACCCCAATTGCAATATTTCCTTGCAAATCTAATGGATTAATCTGAGTTGTTTGTGGTATAGGCATATTACATATCTAGATTTCGTAGTCCTGACCTATCCATAGGTGACATATTATTAGCAGCGTCTGCTATAAAGTTTAAGTATGGATTTACTTTTTCACCTGTTGATTCATCAACAGTATCAATAACTTTCAATGCGGGTTGTGGCTGTTGAAAACCAAATTCAGCACCCATTTTAGCCATTAAAGAACTACGTACATCTCCAGATAATGGAACTACATCAGCACTAGTGAAATTAAATGTTTTATTCTCACGTAAAGCTTGCTTATTTTGTTTAGCTAACGCTTCATTAATGATTTCAGGTAATTCTTCATAGATAGCCTCGACTACCGCTTCTTTAATTAATTTTTTGAATACTTTAATGTTCATATATATAAATATTAATAATTTATGTTTGTATCACTGGCTACGCTATTTTTATATGTATTATTTTTATCCTGCCATTTTTTGTCCGCGGCAAATATAAAAACTGCATCTAATTTAGGCGCAGGATTAGGACCAGATGCCGCAGCAGCAGCTACAATTTTTGCTTTTGCTATTACACCTAATGGTATTTTAGCAACTGTTCCACCCGCAGGTGCTACAATTACTAATGGTGGTGGAGGAGTTCTTGCTGCATTCTTTAATTTAGATATAGAAGACTCTGATGGTGTTCCTGGTACTGATATATTAGGAGTTTGAGAATTTGGATTATTTGAATTAGTTCCTTTATTTGAATTAGAACTACTAGTATTAGAATTTCCATCAGAAGATGAATTACCATCACCAGTAAATAATCCTTGTTGATCTATTACTAATTTTAATTGAGATATTAAATCATCTGGATCTAATGTAAATGATAATTCGCTTTTTAATACATCAACATCATTAATATCTATAGCTACAGCATAATGGCGTTTAAAGTTTCCTACATGTACTCCACCAAAACTATTATCTTCACGTATAGCAAATCTAAACCCTTTATACGTTTCGCTTATAGTACCAAATCCACCACCACTTAAACCACCAGGACCACTTAAAAGAGCAAAATTCTTACCAGTTCCATCTACCGCCGCCTTATCTAATTGACCATTTATATCTAATAATTGTGCTTTATAATCTTCTAATATATCGATTGCCTTACCTAAGACAGCAGATATTATAGGTAAAGCTGCGCTTAATGCTGTTAGTATCCTATTTGCTTTATCTAATATTTTAACAAATTTCATTATTAGATTTACGGGAATACCAATACCAGGAGGAACAGCTGTTGGAAGAGGAATTGATGATATTAT